CACCGCGATGAAGTCCTCGCGGGATTCTTTAACGACCTTACCCAATTCCTTGGGGCCGAGGATTTTATCAAGGTGCGGACATCCCTCACATAACTCTGGGTTGACGCTCTTGAACTTGGCGCAGCTAGTTGACTTGCGGATGGTCTCCACTTTCCTGTCTATGGTCTCTGGGTCATAGTCAGGGTGACCCTTCGACATCATGTGAACTGCCGTATCGGCGTCCTCACACATAGCTGCCACCGACAGCGCGTAGAACCATTCGTAATAACCAAGGCTATCTTGGTGCGTGTACGCGTGTAGGAGTTGGTTACAGCCATCGCCCTTAGCGGTGCGCTGCATGATTTGTTTGAAGTTGTAGCCTATCCCGTTTGCCATCGCCAGTTGGCGTGGTGACGGCTGGTAGTCATCGTCAAAGATCGTTGGCTGCGCCTTGACCCCAAAGATGGAACGCATCTCCTCGAAAGAAGTTGGCTTGCCCACATGGAGGATTTCAACTGGACGCGGCTCTGCTTCTTTGAAGTTAAACGTACCGGGCACACGTAAGACACGCGCCACCTCGAACACCGCGTTATCGACGTAGAGGTTCTGGGCGCGGCACACTTCCTTGAAGCGCTCTGCCACAGGCTCCCAGTCCCGACGCGAAACCTCTTCCGTAAGCGCCCAGTAGGCGTGGATGCCACCCCCTGAGTTTACTAACGTAGGGCTAGGTAGCCCCACTGTCTTACAGAAAGTACGAAGCGCCGTTATGGCAGCACTTTGGTCTACGTAACCATCAGGCCGTCCGGTCTTCGGGTCGATTTCAGCTTTGGATGGTCCGCAATCCACATCGAGCCAGAACGACTTGAGACCAAGTACGTTCTCCTTCTTGCGGTTGTCACCGGTTGCATACTTGGCAACCCCAAAGAATACGTTCCGACCAGCAGCGACGAAGCGCTCTATTAAAGCATCTGCTTCTGTCCGTGTAGCTACAAGCTCCTGACGAACGTCGGCTTCTTTCCCCGTCCCTTTAATACCTGTAATAGCGAACCAGCCCCCCGCTGGCTGCACGAGGCTCAAGAGATCATATTGTTGCATTGCATCACTCACCGTTGTGGGGAAAACCCCCACTTATCGTTTGCTCTTTGTGAAAGCTCAACCCAAATTAGCTAGGTAGGACCGGATGGCATCACATGATTTGCCCCTTGGCTCACTCAACCCAAGAAACCAGTGATAAACCGTTTGGCGTGTAATCCCGAGGACCTTTGCCACTTCCGCGACAGGGATGTCTTGGGCAAGACAAACTCGCCCAAGTTGTACCCCAAGGAGGTTAATATCTGCCTCCCCAATAGCCTCAGCTACACGTACGCTGTAGCCACGCATACTCATGCGAAATCATCCTCTTCCGAATCTTCTTCGTCGAGCCACGCGCCAAGCACGGATGCCAGCGCAGGTTTTGCGTCAGCAGTGGGCTTGGGCTTAGCGGCCCGTTTGACTGGTGTGGCTGGCACTTCATCTTCGGCTTCGTCTTCGTCATCCCCGAACGGATTAGCGCTCACAGTGGGTGCGGCGATAGCGGCAACAGGAGCCGGAGCAGCGATAGCCTTAGCAGAATCTACAGCACCGACAGTCAGCATGGTGTAACGCTCGGTCTCGGGGTCATCCTGCGCTGCGTCCACAAGTGACGCTTCCATCGCGGTCAGATGGCGAATAGGTTTGAACCCGACCTTAACCGTGTCTGCTTCGGTATCATAGATGAGGCGTGTTACCACCGTGTCGAGGGCGTGTTTGCTGGCAAGCATAAACTTCTTGTAGCCCTCGAAGCCATAGACGTTTCCGTCATTGTCACTGAACAACGACGCAGCAGGGATAGCGATTTGGTATACGTCACCGCTAGGGTCCCCAGCGACGAGGACAGCCAGACGGCGCTCGTAGCGGCAAGCCTTCTTATTGTTAGGTGCGGAACCCTTAACGTCCTTGGGGCAACCACGACAGGCATTGCTCTGTTTATTGCTGGCCCCTGCTTCTGGCGCAACACCATCGTTTGACCAGCAGTCGGGTAGGGTAGCCTTGGCGTCTTTGTCGTAAGCAGCCGCATAGAATTTACGCGAAGGCTCAACCAGCCAGTCTACAATGATGACGTCCAGTGTATCGCTAACGGCCTTACCGATTTGCTCACCGTTGATGACGCGCTTGAAAGTGCGGCCATTGCTAAGCTGGATACGGCGCATGGTGCTTCCACCGCCACCGCTGGACATGCGGTCCATACGGCGAGACTCACGCTGCACTGTAGGAACACTAGATGGTTCTTCAAAAATGGTTATATTGCTCATTGCTATTCTCACTTCTCGGTTGGTTTGCGGACTTGGATTACGTACTTGTTATCGATCTGGAGACCGATAGGGAGGACGTCCGGATTTGCCTCCAGAAACTGCTTCATGTTACCGTTGTGGATACGCTTTTCTAGGACGAAAGGCACATCATTGTCTGCGATAAACTTGTACATCTCCTCCCAATCCGTAGTCCAGTATCGGGTTTGAATCCGGCGGGATAGGGTGCCTGCGGGAGTGCGGACGCTATCGAGGTTCTGTTCGTTGCAGAAGTTAAGAAGCTCAGTGGAAATGAGTTCCAACTGGTCCTTCAGTTCCTTAAGCTTGGCATCGTGGGCTTCTTCCTCCGCTGCAACCGCAGCACGGATGTTGCGATATGCAGCCACGAGGTCGTTAATTGATGCAGGTTCTTCCATAGTTTGCTCCTTCGTTTTGTGTGCCGGTCCCCATCTTAACCTGTCTATTCGGGTCCGCCTTTTTTGTTCAGCGCCATCGCAAGGAGACCGACACACTTTTCTCCTAGACCCTGTACTATACAGTGTCAATCTCTTTAAGATATTTTTCGTCAATATGCATCGTCCTAGCGTGGGGCGTTTCAACGAATGGTTTGCATAGGTATTCATGGGTATGTCTGTTGGGCGAAACTATATCCACTACCGTAAAACCCTCAGGGTAGGTTAGTTCGTACGCTTTCTTAGTGCAGCCAGTCGCCCTTAGGTGAAGTCGCGGCTTCACCTCGACACGGTCGCCCACCTTAAACTCAAATACTGGGGGGCGTTCAAACATTGTAGTCTCAGTCATTTTCTTCCTCCGTCATTTGTCTATATAAATCGATAATACGCCTATGGTTCTCGATGTTCCCACGCAGCATATTGTAAAGGCGGTCTTCCACCTCGCTGCCTTTGATATGCACGATGGTCATGGCGTTCTTTTGGCCGGGGCGATCAATACGAGCGTTGGCTTGGAGGTAGGTCTCGACACTTGTCACCGGGGCGTACCAGATGATTGTGTCTGCTTCCGTAAGCGTAAGCCCATGCGATGCAGCCTGTGGCTGAATAATAAGTACATGCGGGTTGGGTTGCGTCTGAAACTGGTGGATGATGTCGCTGCGCTTATTCACCGGCACCTTACCGTTGATGACGTCACAGGTGACACCAGCTTTCTCCAGCTTGGCGCGCAGTAGCTCGATGGTGTGCGTGAACGGCACAAAGACCAGCACCTTATTGCTGGCTTCCTCGATGACTTCCAACACCACGTTGAGGCGGTTGGATACGTCGAACTCTAGGACTTCTCCAGTATCCGTGTAGACTGCGCCCCCGCTGATCTGGAGCAGCTTGTTAATCCGGCTGGCAGCGTTCACCGCGCTAACCTCTTCGCCATCGGCCTCGAATAGCATCTGGCTCTTTAGCTTCGTGTAGTATTTCTGTTGCTGCGGGGTGAGCGGCGCTTCACGTTCAATGTGCGTCACCGCTGGCAGGTCAAGACAATCCTTCTTCTCGAACCGGATGGCTGGCTGAAGAATACTATGTACCACATCTTGCGAATGAGGCTTAGGAACCCATTTGAACTGGGTCACCTTCATCATCACCTGTTCGCGGTATTGACCATAAAACTTGGGACAGCTTGGGGTGTCAGCCAACTTAGCGAGGCCATAAGCATCAAGGGGACTTTGTGCTGCTGGCGTACCCGTAAGCATCCATATACGCGGGCTAAGCGCATTGACTATTTGCTTGATGATTTTCCAACGATTGGTCTGCGCGTTCTTATAGGCGTTAGCCTCGTCGATTACGATAAGGTCGAACCCACCGTTTATGATCTGGTCCTTTACGATAGCCAGCCCATCAAAGTTAATCACGACGAACTCAGCGCCAGCGGCGATAATCTTTTTGCGCTGCTGGGCAGAACCGTGCGCCACGCTGCACGAACGGTGCATCGCGAACTTAAACAAATCCTGCTGCCACGCAGATTTCATGATAGAAAGTGGGCACAGAACGAGGACGCGCTTCACATCACCACGCTTCATAAGGTAGTCCGCAGCCCAGATGACACTGGCTGTCTTACCTGTACCCTGCTCGTTGAAGCAAAACGCCCTGCGCCGAATAGATAGGAAGGATGCCGTGGTCTTCTGGTGATCGAACGGGGTGAACTTACCTGTCCACTCATAGGACCTGAGCATAGGTGATGGGGTATCGTCGAAGCCCAGCTTAGCTAGGATTTCGCTTTCGGTGTGCCCCCATTTGACAACCACGCCTTCTTTAACAGCGGCGCTCTTATGTATATGGTCCGTGATGACGGACGGGTCCTGAGCGTTGACGAGCAACGCCTTGTTGTCGATGATTTCCACAGTTTGCTCCTAGTGGGTTATTTCTTCTTACGCTCCCGCGTACTTACTTCCGATATGAGGTTGCCCTTGCTGTCCCGTTTGAACGAGCGGTTGGATGACCGACTCTCCACCCGCAACCCTGTCTTGTTGTTGCCGCCTTTGTCAAATGCTTTTACGTGGGCAACGTCTTTACCATCGCCCTTCTTGACCTTACCTGCCTTTGCCATCTTGGCACGGGCCGCGTTGCGCTGCGCTCGGTTCTTCTTTTGCTCCGGCTTGCCTTGGTACTTCTCGTACTCTGCCTTGTAATCCCGTGCCATGGTGCGTCCTCAGTATTTGTTCATCTGGTTTACTATAGCAGTTTTAACGGCCTGTTGGAAGTTAAGGTTAGTTGGATTTAAGTGCCGTAGCACACCCTCCGCCATCGGGTATGTGTTAACGGTTGCCATAAAGTTCATGTCTTCCAGCGCCGCTTTCAGATGCTTGCGTACTAGGTCGCGGATGTTCTCTTCGAACACGATTGCGAGGGCTGCTTGGTCCTCGATGCTCACAGCTTGATTATTGGACGACATTTTTATCTCCGTTCCATATATAGGGGGCGATTGACTCCCCAGCATTGAACGCTTCTAGCACCATATCGCAGCGGCTAATGGTATCCTTAGTGCGTTTTAAATGGCGTGGCCCCCGTGGGCTATTTGTGTCCTCATAGAACCAAACCTGCGCTACGTGGTCAACCCAACCAGATGCTTTGCGCACATTGGTCTTGTCTTTATCGCGGCGCAGCATGGGGCTGTAGCCTCGGTCGAATAGAACCTCTTCACCGTCTTTCGTGATATACGCACCATACGGTTCGCGCTCAGTAGCGCCGATGGGTAGCTGCCTGATTTCCTCGCGGCTCAGTAATTTAAATTCATTTTTGCTCATTATCTTCTCCGTGGTTTCCAATGTTCGCACGAGGTGACGGGGCACCACCCACAAAGTGGGCTTGTCTTGGCGTTCCAGATACCGTTGTCCATGGCAGCTTCCAACTGGTCCAACTGGTCATCGAACACCGACATATACTTGGCCAGCTTTTCGCGCTTGTGGACCTTGGGGGCAAACTCATTGCTAACCACGAAGGCCAGCGCCGACTTAATAACCTTCAGGTCTGGGTACTTTACGAATAGCGCACCAGCCATAAGGTCAAGCTGCTTCATGTCCGCATACTTGGCGCTCTTACCCGTCTTGTAGTCAATCATGTAGGCAGTCTTGCCATTCACGATAAGCAAATCGACGATGCCACGCCACCATACGTCCTTGTCGAAGAAGCCACATGGTTCGTAGCCAGTATCCGTCTTCCTGACGCCCAGCTTCAACTCGGTGTGCTTCGTGCCGCGCTTAGCCGCCAACGGCTCCACGATGGGTCGCATGTATGCAAACTTCTCAGGGATGGGTGTGCCATCCTTGATGAACAACTCAGCCGCCTCGTGAACAGCGGTCCCATAGACAGCGGCTTCGCCGGGGTCATCCTTGACGTCCTTCACAACCTTGAGGTGGAAGTATTTCTTCGGACATTGGTCGAAGGTTTTGATGCTGCTATAGGACCACGCTGTCATGCTATCGTACTTTTCCTTCTAAACGATCAGCCACCAGCTTAGCATAGCCAGCGATGTCAATCCAGCTATCTGCGTAGTTCGGGTCACCGTTTAGGATGCGCCCAAGCTTATGGAAAATCATATCGAACGCTTCGCACTGGTCGTAGGCAAAATGCTTGCCGTGCTGCGCAGCGAAGTCACGGGCCACCTCTTTAAGTCGGTAGGTGATGGTGGCATGGTCCATGAAGTTCCCGTAGCGGGAACCGCGCTCGTTGAGGATTGCGTCTACGTTAGTATCAGCTTCCGGTTCGGGCAT